CATATGCCAAACAGAAGTGTGTGATTTTAATTCAAGATGATCTTTAATCTGTCTAAGTGTAGGTGATCTTTTTTCTTTATCTAAAAAATCTTTAATAAAGTTTAAACACCTTTGTTGTTTCTCAGTTGGACCTATCATTCTGAACCTCTCATTTTAGATTTCATTGATCGCACATACACACCATGTAAATTAACTAACTCTTTTTGTAACTCTGGTTCAAATTTATCTATTTCTTCAACAAGTTTTTTATCTAAAAAATAATCATTTAAATCTTTAAACCGAGTATCTATTGGTGCTTCAGAGTTCATCACAATATTTGTCATTGTGTTTTTAATGTCATTCTTTTTTTTAACATTAAGATCAACAACATTACCTTTAGGTTTACCTGTAAGTCTGACTAGCTTATCAAGTGTCTGTGCTTGAGGATTAGATTTTTCACTATCCTCATCATCACCAATCTGCATACAAAATGTTTTAATAAATAAATATTTGATTGCATAAGAGTACGCCTTACCTGGTCCTTTATCTGAACTATCAATACCGTATCCCGTAAAGCCATTAATCGTAATTTTCTCTTCTGGATTTTCTGCATTAATAAACTCACCATCAACTGTTGTGATAGTCATATTACCATTGGCAATGGTTTCTCTTATCTGAGGTATAAAAGTAATCTTTTCTTTTACTAATAAATCCTTCACCATGTCCGACACTTTATTCCAAGGCAGTACAGGATAAGGAATACCTTTTGCTTTATCTTTAACAATGGGCTTACATCCAGCCATAACATTGTTCATCTTTAAATATATATTACTCATTCAATTCCTTAATGCCAAATCGTCTAGTGCTGTACCCTTCTTTAGCTGGTACAACCTTCTCTGGCTGTGGTTTATATGTGACAGTAGTGTGTCGTATTTCATAGTTTTGACACTTGGCTACTTCGTTTTGACCTAGTATGGACTTCATATGAATCTCTAAGTCATCTTTAATTTGCTTAGAATGTTTCATAATCTTTTCGTTAGCTTTCCATTCATGGATCAAGGTAGGTAATTCATTATTGCCAGATAAATCTACTGACTCTGTAATACCGTTACCTTTAATTAAACGACTAGCTTCGGAGGAACTGTCTGGATCATAATAATCCTCTGTTTCAACACGATGCCAAAAGTCTGTAACAGCTTCCGTTATTTTATCTTGGACATCTCTGTTGGAATACTCAACATACAATTGTAAATCCCATCCACTAACTAACCTTGCAATAATGCACCAGGAGTAGTTACCGCAAAGCATTTGACCTTGAGATTGAATACGCACATTAGTTGGTAATCCAGGTATCGTAGAGTTCTTAATCTCTAATAATCCTTTACCTGTTAATGTGTGTGATACTTGAAAGTTATCTTTAAACTCAATGCTGTCTTGTATTGTTACATAATAATCGGGTGATGATCCTAGACCTGGAATAAGAGGGTTTCTATCTGCTTCAGTAGGTAATGCAGTAGTAACCTTTCCTATTTGGTTCAGTTTATCTAGGACCATCTGCCCTATAGTGCCTTCCATATAATTTCCAGCCCTAACTTTAGCGTTCACATCACCCAAGCGATTATCGACATGACCACTAACTCTAGCATCAATGTGCCTTTTTAAGACATCGTTTCTGCTATTATACCCAGTAAAACCATCATGAGTTTCAACAATACTAGGTAATTCCGAACAGCCTAATTCTTTTCCAGTTATCGTAAGTTTAGGCATTTATTGACCTCCTAAATTTAAGAGTACAAACAAAAAAATTGGAATTATGACACCAAGACTAAGTGTGAGAATAAAACTTATCAAAGTGATAATAAATCGGTATGATGCTTGTATGAATTTATGTGTAATAAAAAGCCAATCGGGCTTTATATATAATTTTAACTGATCTCTAATTTTTGTTAGATATTTATTTTTCGAGATCGGGGAGTTATCGTACGAGATAATAAAAGTCATAGTGATCCTTTTTTAATATTAAGTAGTTAAATCAGAAATTTAAGAGATTTTATTTGTATAAACAGCAAATCATTCTTAAACATCAAATATAAACCCCAAAACCCTTTCCCTTGACAGAAGCCAGATTTTCCCTGTTTTCTGCTTTGGTGTATGTTTGCTTGTATCATGGTTTATATATGTTCTGATAAGATGTTGTATATACAAACATTATGCGAACAAATAGGGGGTAAATGTACTGTGCTTTTATCTAGGATAAAGTCCTAGTACTTAGTCATAGTATTTTATAAGCGTAGTTTATGGGTAGCCAAATTTTGGAAGATATTACCTTCCTGGGCATAATGATCTATCATGCGGGTATCACGATGGCCTGTGACTTTCATAATGGTATGATCGGGAGCATTGGTATTTCTGGTTTGACTAATAAAGCCAATACGAAGGCTGTGGCCCCCATACTTTTCGGGATTATATCCCGCTAATTTGGCTGTTCTTTTAACAATTTTATTAACCGTAGCCCCGCATATCGGATTATTTTCTTCTTTAATTAAACCATTTTTAAATACCCGTCTAAAGACATACCCTTGTTTAATACCACTTACTCTTAGCCAATTCTCTAACTGGGTTACCGCACAATACTTAGGGGTACGCATATAAGGAATTGGAATTAAGGTTCCCTCCCCGCTTTGATCAGTCTTGGATTTAGGCATCTTCCAGATAATCCCTTGCGGACTAAAAGTTAAATCTTCTAGACGTACTTCCGCTATATTCTCTCTTCGTTGAGCCGATAAAAACCCAAATAATAAAACTGCTCTATCCCGTATATTACCAATGCTATGATATTCTAATACATCAATAAACTTCTTTAAATCTGAGGTCCAAATGGCTTCTTTACTTTCTGTTTTTGTTCCCTTGACACGCTTAATGCCACGCCAAACCGACTCTAACACGGGATGATGCGGGTCCAGGTAATGACCTTTTAATCGGTGATAGGTACGAATAACGCCTAATCGTCTTTGTAATGTAGAATGTTTTAAGGTCCTAGCTTCTCTAACCAGGAAATGAGCAATATTTTCATAACTTGCTGGTAATGGATTGACATCATATTCTTCACAAAAAGATACAAAAGCACTCCAATCGGCTGTGTACGCCCTCTTCGTATTCTCAGCAACACTCTTTTTGGCATAATATAAGGCTTCTTTTTGTAGATCCTTAATCTTTAAGTGTTTAGAATTATCTTTTTTAACCAGATTATTCATAGTGTTACCACAGCACATAAATACATAAAATAATAGTCAGTAAATATACTGTACTTAATCATAGTATTTTCACTTAACAATTTTAAGTTTGTTGCATATTTTATCAGCATTTCTTACAACAGGTTCACCACCTAAAGTAATCGTATCACTACGCTCAATACCCTTTAATAATCGTTCTTTAATATATAAAAACCATTCTTCCGATAATTCACGGGCTGGTACAAGATACTTTTTACGTTGGTCTGCATTTACGGTGTCATCAGCGTGTTCAAATAACACTTCAGTAGCAATTAACGTATTAATAAATTTTAATGATCCATCCCTACTCATACCACACATATGTTTTGCCATGTCAGTTTTAGATACTAATCGATAATCAAACCAGGACTCCATTAAAAAACACAAACCCATCCATTTAGAATGTGATTCAAACAATGAAATTAATTTATGTACACAATGTATTTCTGTAAGTTCTCTTATCCATTTAGTATAATTAGCTACATCCCTAGAGTTTAATTTTTTATATAACTTAGGAAATCTATCTTCCATTTCACTTACCATTATTTCCTCCTTTTTAAAATATTAGACACCGTAGATGGATACCAAGTACCACCACGCTGTGTAGTAACCCCTCTTGCATTTAATGCGTCTGCAATATCTTTTAATGATGTTAACCCAGAAGCCTTTATCCCGTCAATTAAAGGTAGTATTTCCCAGGCAAACATATTAGCTTCTTCATTTTGGGCCTTGTTACCCTTTTTACCAGCTTTTAAGCGTATTTTCTCATGTGGATTGCCTAATTTAACGCCTTTAGATTTAGCTACTGCTAATGCATCCTTGGTTCTTTTTCTTATCCTAGAACTCTCATCTTCTGCCATAGCACCCATAATTTGTAAGGTTAACTTATTGGCTTGGGGCATATCACAACAAATAAATTCTACGCCAGACTCCATTAAGGTAGCAAGGAATAATAAATTCCTGGATAGACGATCTAGCTTTGCAACAATAAGTTTAGCACCTGTTTTCTTACATAGTTTTAATGCTTCTTTAAATTGCATACGTCTATTGTTACGACCACTCTCTACCTCAGTAAACTCCCCTACTAACTTCCAGCGACCACCGTTTAAATGATCCTGTACTGCTTTCTGCTGTGCTTCTAAACCATAACCTGTATCACCTTGTTTCTTAGTTGATACACGGTAGTATGCAACATACTTACCGTAGTGTGCTTTACCAGCTTTACTGTTACCCATTAACTCTGAAGCATCTTGAAAGAATGATTTCTTAGCCATTACTTACTCTTCTTTTTTATTGTTCCATTTGTGTATGGATTAAAGTCTTTATCCTCACCATCGTCATCCATAATAAAAATAACATCAGCATCCATAAATCCTTGAGTTTCGGGTGTAGATTTATAAATTGACTCCGTTTTAATTCTATTAATTACACTACTTGCTGTTTCCTCATGTATAGTGCCAGTCATATCATCTAAATATAAACCATTGCCAAACTCAAACCACCAGGACAATCCTTCACCATCTGAGTTTTCTTGATATACATCACTAACATCAATATTATTATCAACTAAAGTATCATAAACTTTCTGTAACCTTGTTGGTAAATTAGTAAATCTTTGTGTCATCTGTTATACTCCTTACTGTTGTACCATTATTGTGTTTGCTGGTTCTGCTAATGCTTCTAATAACTCATCAACAGTATTTATTAATCTTCCGTCATTGTCAGTTTCAACATCAACTGTCCAATAATGAACTACATGAGTATCTATACCGTTATCATGGTCTGGAAAAATAATATCTTTTTTAACTAATGATCCAAACACACCTTTAGCAGTTTCAACATCCCAACCTAAATGTTTAGGATTTATAAATATAACTGAATTACTACCATCAGTTACATCAATGAAATATTGTAATAGTTGTTTTTCTTTATCTGTTAAAGTTAACTTCTCTATTGTCATCTGTTCTATTCCTTTTCTTGTTATGTTCTATATACATATAAACATCAAAACAGTATTTGCAATATATATTATTCACATTTTACAAAATATATTAACAAAGAGGTAATATGACTGATCAAATCAATCCAAATCACTACAAAAGACAAGGAAATGGCCAGAGAATTGAAACAATTGAAGCCATACTATCACAAATGAGTTACCCCGAAGCTGTAGGCTATCTCAAGGGTTCAGCAATGAAATATCTATCAAGAATGGGTGTTAAAGACGGTGAACCAGGCTCAGTTGCAGTAGGTAAGGCTCATTGGTTTCTAGAAAGATTAATGCGGTTAATGACTGACAGGCACGGTGAGAAGTGAGTTATGTTCCTAGTCTTACATCCGATGAAATACTCTTTCTTCGTAGTTTAAAAAATACTCTTGTTGGTTCTACTGGTCCTAATCAGTATGTACCTAAACTGACACAATTAAAGAAAGCTGTAAGTGTCTTTCATGGTTTAACAATGGAACAATTGGAAGGTCCATGCAGAGCCAAACCTTTTGTGAAAGCACGAATAGACTATGCTCATTTAGCCATGAAGCATTGTTCAGAGAAGGTTACACTATCGATGATAGGTAAAAGTATTAACAAGGATCACACAAGCATTATGCACTATCTCAACAATCACCAACCAGGTGATCTGGCAACGATTGAAAAGATGTTTGATGTCAAATGAAAAGAAGGACTACGGTAAGGGAAAGACTCCTGGGTACTTCTGTGTGTTGGCACAGTCTGCTGT